CCTGTACGGTGCCAACCTGCGCGGTGCCAACCTGTACGGTGCCAACCTGCGCGGTGCCAACCTGTACGGTGCCAACCTGCGCGGTGCCGACCTGTACGATGCCAACCTGCGCGGTACCAACCTGTGCGATGCCAACCTGTACGGTGCCAACCTGTACGATGCCGACCTGCGCGGTGCCGACCTGCGCGTTTTTCAGGCCGGAAGATATACAGCCTGGGTCCAAAAAACACACACCAGAATCGGGTGCCAATATCATAGCAATAAAGAGTGGAAAGCATTTGACGATGCGAAAATATCTTCCATGGCTAGTGATGCTGTGGAGTGGTGGTCCGAAAACAAGAAGATTATTTTTATGATGATGGCCTCTGTCGGCAAGAAGAAATGAGCCACAACTTATTCAACGACCAAGCAGCAAAGAAACGCCGCACCACGGACGCCATTGCTGCCATATTCCTGCTATTGTGGGCGGTGGTAATATTCGGCAACCTGTTTGTGTGTGCGGATAAGACTGCGGAGATTCAGGAGAGAAAGATCACGGAGGCCACAAGATGAAAACGGCGGAAGATAAAGCAATTGCCTTGCTGGAAAAAACACCCGTACACGATATCCAATACAATCGTTTGCTCCGGGCAATTACTATGGCCCTGAAAGAGCAAGACAGAGAGACTAGGCACGCTTGCGTAGAGGCAGTAAATTCACTACATCCCTCTTCTGATGGTGGGTGGATAAGCAAGAATGTAGCGGCTTCCGCATGCATGAATGCGCGGGCAGTATAGTGCAACAATGAACCCAGACAAATTACTCACCGCCCTATTCCTAGCCCTGTCCCTTTTCGCGGCAACCTACGCCCACACAAACCAGGGGCTGGAGCTGGCACGGGCCGAGGAGCGATTGCTTGATGAACGCCGGTTGATTGGTTGGTGGATGATGGACGATAACGGGCAACTTTATTTTGTAAAAAGACAAAGAAAAGGTTGTGCAATAAATTAGTTTTGTGGTATACATTAGACAACAGGGCAGCACGACGCAGCCCATAACCGGGAGAGAAATCATGGCTAAATATGCTTACGCAAACAACACCGGCAAAGACATTCGCGGTTTTGAAAATGTGATCATGGCGGCCATCGAAAACGGTGGGGTCTTTGACGACGATTTTTCCGACATTTTTACCCTCACCCCAACCCCGGCTGGCTCTGCTGCCGAATATATCCTTAATTTCGCAGACTAATCAGGAGGATTAACAAGATGCACTTTTTACAATTACACCTAACCAATAACTGCGAAATATGGATAAACATGCATCAAGCTGAATCAATCATCCCCACAGAAGATGGTGGGAGTTTGATTGTAACATCAATCGGCAATAATTTTGTCAAAGAGTCAGTCTTAACCATCCTATCCATGTTACCCGAAGACCTGGCATAGGCAGCAGGAGATTAGAACATGCCCGAACTTGATTATTGGAAAGAATGTATTTCCATTGGCGCTGAAGAACTTGGCCCATCAATGACCGATGAGCAGCTTACTGAAATTGCCAAAAGCGTGGAAGGTGGGCATGATAATTTCGGGATGGCATTCTATTCCCCTCCGTCGAGCGAAAGGATGGACGTGATTAGGCGAGAGGCAGATGACAAACTGGCACGATTGCAGGCGGAATTTGATGCATACCGGACAAATGCCGAAACCGCAGTGAAAAAGGCATTGAGACAATATAGCGATACGCAAGTGTCGATACACTCCGATGGTGAAGTGCTCCGCCATGGAGGGCGAACCGAAAAGATACAATAGCTCCGGCTCTGCGCAAGCATCCGGGCATAGGCAGCAGGAGGACACGACGATGGACGACACAATGTGCTGGAACTGCGACAAGGAATACCCCCTTTTCTATCACAAATGCCCTGAATGCGGGGCGACAAACGCAAATGTCCATTTTGACGTAGCCATGCAGGAGAAAGAAGATAAAACGCTTATCACGAAGGACGCCCCATGAAAATTTCCCTTGAAATGCTGACCATGACCCCAACCCCGATAAGCAGGCGCTCAGAAATGATGTTCTCCGTAGAATGCCACATGGACATGGACCAAGCGGCAAATGCAATTCGTGCAATTCGTGACGCAATGGCCCCGGCAATCTGGGAGGCCATGCTTGACGAGGTGAACAAGGAAATCTCCGACGATCTTGCCTCTTTCCCGATCCCGGCGAACCCGGACGAAGAGGCACAATGGCAGCGCGACCGGGCGCAGTTGGTGCGGGAAGAACAGGCGCTGGCTGAGGCGGAGGGATATTAATGGCAGACTACAAAGAGCCTTTTTGCAAATGCCCAGACGAAGAACCAGAAACCCCTGAGGAAATGGGGAAATATTACGCTGACAAGCAAGACGCGGCAGACCGGCGCGGTGAGGAAATACGTGACGAGAAGATGCTTGCGATTTGGGATAAAGACTAATAACCACGGGAGGAATAGACATGGAAACACCGGAAGAGACAAAACACACCGGGCTTGCCAAGTTGCGGGAACCTTTTTTACCAGAACAAATAAACAAGCTGCCCAAGGGAACGAAGGCACAGAACGAGTGCCCCGCCAACGAAAAGAAAAATTGCGCTATTTGCGGCGGGTGGCACCATCCAAAGATTAACCACCTTGATTATGTCGGACACGCCGCGCTCACGGCAAGGCTACTTGACTCCGACGAAGAGTGGACGTGGGATTTTCTTTCCCTCGGCCAGGACGGCTACCCGGTAATCGACAAGGACGGCGGCATGTGGATTAAGCTCACCGTCTGCGGAGTGACCCGCCTTGGCTATGGTGATGCCCAGGGCAAGGCGGGCGGGAACGCCATGAAGGAGCGGATAGGGGATGCCCTGCGCAACGCAGCTATGCGGTTTGGCGCGGCCCTGGACCTGTGGCACAATGGCGAGACTCCGTTGTTTTCTGACGATACTGGTGATGATGCACCGAAAGGCAAGCCAGCCGCAGACCCCGAAGCAAATGCCGCGTGCGCAGAGTTAATCGAGGAAATGGAAAAGGCCGACAGCCTTGAATCTTTGGCGGCATGGGCAGCGGCAAGCAAGCCCCAGATAGATGCACTGCCTGAGATTCAGAAAAACAAGGTGCGCGGGTATTATCGGCAAGTTGAAGCGATGATAAAAGAGAAAACAACTAAATAAGTGAGAGGAAGCCATGGAAATAGCACTGTTACCCGACAAAATCAACGCAGTTGAAGTGTTTACCGGCGAGAAGTTGGACGTTATCCTCACCCAGATCACCAAGGAGGCGAAAAACTTTATCCCAGACCCCACCAATGAGAAGGGCCGGAAAGAAATCGCATCCATGGCATACAAGGTGGCCCGCTCCAAAACCGTACTGGATGATCTGGGCAAAGATCTTGTTACCGACTGGAAGTCTAAGGCAAAGCTGGTTGACGAAGCCCGGAAGAAAAGCCGCGATTATCTGGACGCGCTGAAAGACGAAGTGCGCGAACCGCTGACTAAGTGGGAGATTGCCGAGGAATCCCGCCTCGCCGCTGAGAAGCTGGCCGCAGAGATTGACAAGGCGCGGGACGAGGCCGACATGGAAAACGCCTTGATTCAGAAGCAAAAAGAGCTTGCCGCCCGTGAATCCGAACTCTTGCGGAAAGAAGAAGAGGCGAAGGCCAAGGCGGAAGCAGAAGCCGCAGAAAAGGCCCGTATCGAGAAAGAGGCGGCAGACGAAAAAGCCAGGGTTGAACGGGAAGAGAGCATCCGCAAGGAGGCAGAGGCCCAGGCAAAGGCGGATGCAGCCGAAGCCCTGGCCAAAGCGGAACGCGACAAGGTGGCAGCGGAAGAGCGGGCCAAACTCGAAGCAAAGCAGGCAGAAAAGAACCGTATCGCCGCTGAACTCAAAGCCAAGGCTGACCAAGAAGCGGCAGTCAAGGCGGCGCAGGAAGCCGAACGGGCAAGAGTTGAACAGGAGCGCAAGGAGAAAGACGCGGCAGAGGCAAAAGCCAAAGCCGAGGCAGACAAACTTGCCGCCAATCGCGCCCACCAATCGGCAATTAACAAGGAGGCCCTTGCTGGGTTGGTGGATAACGGTTTTACCACCGAGCAGGGCAAGGCAATTATCACCTTGATTGCTGGCGGAAAGGTCAAGCATGTTTCGATTAAGTATTAACCGCTAGGCTGGCGGGGGAATAAACATGGCAAACGACAAACAGCCGGAACTGGTTGCGACCATAACCGATGATCTGCAACTGGCATACTCCGTCCCGCGCCTGCTGACGTATCACCTGGGCACCATAGGCAAGGGTCAGACGGTAACGGTTGCAATCAAGAAATACCGCAAGCCCTCTACCAACAAGCAACGGGCCTACCTGTGGGCGGCTGTCTACCCGGCTATTGTCGCGTACATTCTCAGCACCACCGGACAGAAATTCACGACAGAGGATTTGCATACCCGTTACAAGAAGAAGTATCTGGGGTACGACACATGCGACTTGCCGGGGATGACCGATTTAATGCGGGTCCGATCTTCAACGGAAACCGATACCCAAGAATTTTGGGAGAACATGATAGAACCAATATGCCAGGAATGGGCGGAACTTGGGCTTTACATTCCTTTACCAGAGAAGAAAATTGATGTTCATGTGTAGGGAAAAGTCGTGAGTAATAATCCAACAGCGGCACAAAGGCGCAGATGGTCAAGGGTTGTCGCCCTTGGGTGCCTACCATGCAGACTTGATGAAATATACGGCACCCCTGCTTGCGTCTGTCATTGTCACGGGCATGGATATCGCAATCACGATAGGGTTTTCCCTGGATGCCCAGCTCACCACCAGGACCAGTTTGCGGTAAAAGGAACACCAAACCAAGAGAAAAACCCGCTTGAATTTCACGAACGATACGGGTCTTTTGATGAACTTCATCGCATGACTTGTGAACTTTTAGGGGAAAAATAATGTGCATCGGAATCCGATACCGCGCGGATATATCAACCCGCACCACCAAGCGGGGAATACAGCGAATTGTTCACCTCCGATTCCTTGTGCGAAAATCATGCCCTGGTTGCTCCGCATGTCTCCAGGTGTTGGCATGGGCGGATCAGGGCGCATTCGTTCATCGGTTCAATGAGGTTGAGCATGGGCGGGTGTACCGGCTCGATAAGGAGTAAAAACACCACTGGCAGTGCTGATCCAGCCAAGCGCAACCTCCCTCGAGAATCTCCCGCGCTGCTGCCCTGCACAGCAAAATCGGCACATGCAGGATTATAACCCGGAACGCCCAAAGAAAAGCGGGATTGTTAGCATACGCGGGCGCACCATTCTGAATCGAACTGACGATTATCGCCCTATTTTGGGAGTGGGTTTTTTTGTTTGCTTTTTCGGACGGTCGGTGATACGCTAGTGATATCTGGAGGCTCAACACTTACCAGATATAAAACGTGAACGAGGACAAAAAATGATCCTGAATTCCCACACAAGAACCGATTTGTTGAGCTTGGAGAAAGACCAAGCGGCCAAACAAGACCCCCGCCTTGCGTCATCCTTGATGCTTGTCCTCGTTCACCTTGTTTTGTCAGTTGAGCAGCAAGTCGGTTCTTTTGTGGGTGTTGAGGTGGTCCAATGAGTACACCTATCACAGAAGCAGAACTCGACCAGATGTTCCCGCCTGACCCCCCGCGTCAACACCCCGCGATATCGCCGTGCAAGTATTGCGGAACCATGCCACCACATCCTGTAGAGATAGGACCATTTGGCCCACATTATGGGAAGGTTATCTGCTCCGGGTGTGAAAGATTTATTTGCTGGATGCGCAAACCATGAAGAATCTGCACGTACACGATTGGGATATATGGCAGACTTTTCGTAAAGATCGCGGTACGCCCTCATGGATAAAAATGCATCGGTCCCTGATGACGTGCCAGAAATGGGCCACTTTGTCAGACGCAGAAAAGGGACAGATGGTGTCAATATGGATTATTGCCGCAGACAAAGGCGGATATATTTCTAAAGACCCCGTTGTGATTAAGAAAATATGCCAACTGGACTCTACTCCCGATATAGAAAAATTTATTGAATTACAACTACTTGATGTGTGTTGACAACCACATGGTAACCACATGGTAACCAAACGGGGTCAAAATGACGCACCAGAGTAGAGTAGAGTAGAGTACAACACACCAGGGGATGTAGGGGAAAGACAATGAAGATTTCTGAATCGCAAAAAAAACAACAGAAACTTTTCGAGTCTTTTTTAAATGGCGCGATTACTTGGCAGACATTCCCAGACAAGGAAGCCGACAAGGGTGACAAAAGGTTTAAGCTCACACGGGTTGAGCACGGCACCTTGACGCAATTAGGTGAAAAACTGAATTACCTTAACGGGCAAGGCGCCGGGGTGTACGCTGTGGTGAATGAGACAAACGGCAAAGGGAGAAAGGCCGAAGATGTGGTGAGGGTTCGGTGTGTGTTCGTTGACCTTGATGGCGCACCACTTGACCCGGTGCTTGACGATATGCCGGACATGGTGGTGGAAACCTCAAAAGGGAAATATCATGCCTACTGGCGCATTGCTGATTGTCCGCTGGCAGGATTCAAACAGGTGCAACAAAGTATCGCGGCGAAGTACAACGGAGACCCGAAGGTTTGTGATCTTCCACGGGTGATGCGTTTTCCAGGATTCTACCACCACAAGCATGAGCCTTTTTTATCCACAATTGTTTACCGGCCCGAGCCAAACATGATAACCTTTGCTGAGGCGTGCGAGAAGTGGCCGCCACCAGCTCGAAAATTATTTTCCGCCCCCAAGTATGCTCCGACTGCCAGCGTCGATTTTAAGGGGTCTTACGGTGCCTCCGCTGGCAATAGAAATTGCCACGTTACGCGACGCTTATGCGGTGCCATATCAAGAGGGGTCAGGGGGAGCGACCTGTGGAACGAGGCGTTGCGGGAGGGGCTGGCGTGTGATCCTCCTTTGCCAGAGCACGAGATACAGTCAATTTTTAATTCTGTTTCCAGATATGGCGGGTGAAATGTTTAAATTTCCAGAAACAAAATTACGCGATTACCAAGGAGAAACCGTGCGGCAGGCGCGGGAATTTTTTAGGCAAGGGAAGAAGAGGCTGGTTATCATGCTGGCGACGGCGTCGGGAAAGACGGTTATCAGTACCCACATGATAAAGCAGGCGGCGGCTAAAGGCCTGCGGTGTGGGTTTGTATGTGATAGGATAGAGCTTATCAACCAAACATCCGCACGGCTGGATATGGAGGGCGTGTCCCATGGGGTAATTCAAGGGGATCATCCGCGTTATGATCCCGCAGAGCAAGTACAAGTTTGTTCTATCCAAACACTGGCCCGTAGAAAGACGAAACAGTTTGACCTGATCATTGTGGATGAATGTTTTGATGGCGAAACATTGGTGCAGACAGTGAGCGGCCCGAAGCCAATAAAACTTGTGCACAGCGGAGACATGGTATATAATGCGCTTGGAGTAGGGGAAGTAATATCCGTAAGCGCCCGGCCGCTGGGTGAACGCAAACTTTTTAACGTGAGGTTTTCGGATGGGACACAATCCAGGTGTACAGGAGAACACAGATTTTTTACAGGCGGATCATGGGTGCAGACCAGGGAGTTGGAGGGAAAAAGCGTTGTCAGCTTCCAAGACTTGTCCTGTGTGCGGGGTTGTGTTCAAGCCATGGGCGAGACAGGGGAAAGACGGGAGGATGAACATACTGTCACAAAAACAGTGGGTTGTGCAAACGTGTTGCTCGAAGTCTTGCTCGAAGAAGCTGACAAACCCCATGTTTTCAGAGAAGGTCAGGGAAAAACAGTCGGCCACACTCAAAAGAATAGGACACAAGCCGCCGGTGCGAGGGGGAAACGGCATGGGGATGACAAAACCACAAGGGGAATTACTCAAGGCGCTGGGACCGGGGTGGGTTGCGGAACATGTGGTGAAAACCCACCTAAAAGCAGCAGACGGGTATCCCCATCACTACAAGGTGGATATAGCAAATCCGAAAAAGATGATTGTTATAGAGGTGGACGGGAAGTCGCACAACTTGTTATCAAGAAGGGCGCAAGATGCGAAAAAAACTGCGCTATTGGTGAAATTAGGGTGGTCAGTGTACAGGCTGAAGAATGCAGCCGCACTACAGTTGTCTACAATCTCGGAGTCAGCGGACACCCTTCTTATTTCGCTAATGGCAAGCTAGTCCACAATTGCCAGACCTTCCATACTGCCCACAAACGTCTAATGGCAGACAACGAGGGAAGTTTCATCATCGGTCTTTCCGCAACCCCATTCACAAAAGGGCTTGGCAAACATTTTGACGGCCTTATCTCGCCGGTGACAGCCAAACAGCTCATCGCGCAGGGGCACCTGGTGGGATTCAAGGTATTTGGTCCTCGGACCATTGACGTGACGGGGATAAAAATAGTCGCAGGGGATTACGACCAGACAGAACTTGGCGAGCGAGCCGACAAGCCAAAGATCGTTGCGGATATCGTCAAGACGTGGCTGGAAAAAGGCGGAAACCGGCAGACGATATGTTTTGCCACAAACGTGGCGCATTCAAAGCATATCGTGCGGGAGTTTCAAAAGGCGGGAGTGCTGGCGGAGCACATCGACTCATTCACCGATAAAGACACCAGGGCGGCGGTATTAAGGCGGCTGGCAAACTTTGAAACCCGGATTGTCTCATGCGTGGACATTCTGACAAAGGGTTTTGATTGCCCGGTAGTTTCCTGCATCATCCAGGCCCTGCCCACAAAGTCATTGATGCGCCATATTCAGCAAATCGGGCGGGGGCTTCGCACGTCACAAGGAAAAACAGAGTGCTGCATTTTGGACCACGCCGGGAACCATGAACGGCTCGGCTTTATTGACGATATAGAATTTACCGAGCTTGATGATGGGAAAAAGAAGGAGGCAAGCTCCAAGAAAGCAAAGGATAAGCCGGAAAAGTTGCCGTTAGTGTGTCCATCGTGCGACTACATGAAGCCAGCGGGGGTAAGGAAGTGCCCGGCGTGTGGATTGATAGCGGAACATATTGCAGACGTAGAAACAGAAGAAGGGGAACTGCGAGAGGTCAAGAGAAACCGGAAGGGGTATACTCTGGCGCAAAAGCAAGCGTTCTTGGCCGGGTTGAACTCATATGCAGTTGAAAAGGGGTTCAGAATAGGGCGGGGAGGGGTGTATGGGTGGAGCCTGCATAAGTACAAGGACTTTTTCGGTTGTGATCCATGCTCAAAAATAGAATGGGGGGCACGGGGTCCGATTGGTGAAGATGTGCGGAAATTCATCACACATGTAAATATAAAATGGGCAAAATCAAAAGAGAGAAAACCAGAAAGCGCATTAAGCGGATGGCAGAACGATTAGGAGCAGAAAATGAAAATGGGGATTTCGGTCAAGATGGACGTGACAAAGCTCGACAAGACGAAGTTTTTTGTTGGGAAAAAAGGGACGTATGCCGACCTTACTGTTTTCTTGGACACCGAGGAAACAAGCGAATACGGGGATAACGGCACCGTGGCGCAATCGGCCAGCAAAGAAGACCGTGATGCAGGGAAGAAGATGCCGATACTGGGAAATGTTAAGGTTTTTTACAAGGCATAATCCGCAGATTACTAGCGGGGGAACTCACCACCGACCAGGCGGAAGCAATACAACGCATGACGAATCGGGAAATAGCGCATTTGATAAGGAGGGAGGGGAGATAATGGACGCTTGCATGTCACAAGAAGAAAAAATCATCTTGTTGTCCGAATTCGCGGCAGGCACCATTTGCGAACTAAGCCACGGACCATGCGACAACACCGAACATGCGGCCATTGATTACCTTGTTATCCCGATGGGCACCAAAGACCAGCACGGGATAGAAACCATAATTGACAAACTCACGATCCCCATTTGCGAAGACTGCCAGAAGGGGCTGAACGACGGGGAGTGGTATTTGCACTACTGCTTGCGGTGCGGTGAGAGTGCCTGGGAGATAAAGGAGTTGAGCCGCAGGAAATACCCGGACACGCTGGTTTTGATGAAATATTGCCATAGCTGTGTGACATTGCAAGATTAATAGGTTTTTCGAGGGGGGAAGCCAGGCGACCGCGCCTGTGAACTACGAAAATGCCCGGTGCTACTCGCGGTCGCATGGGGTGATTGGTTAAACTGGAGACTTATGAAAATTGACATGATTTATGTGTGGGCTGCCGGTTTGCTGCTGGTGATGTTGTTTCAGAATTTTTTCACCGTTAAAAAGACTGATTATGACGTTTCGTACTCCTACACCACAAACGAAATGGGCTACATCGCCTACGGGCAGACAACGATTGTTTGCACCGGTAATGCCGATCTTGATTGGGCATCGCTTCGCGTCTGGCTGGTGAAGGACGTTAAAGCTCGGACTGGCGAGGATTCGGCCGTTGTGACGGTGCTTGGAACAAATAAGCGCGATAGTGACAGATATTGGCGGCCATTCTGGATGGTTATTTCTTCTGTTTAACGCCTAAATTACCGCGACCGCGCCACCGTTGGCTGGTGATATGGCAGGGCTACTCGCGGTCGCGCTGAATTTTTTGTTAAACGACTAGGGGAAATCATGAGTAACAGCAGAACGTTGGCCGCAGCAATGACAATGATGGTGGTGGGTGCAGGAGCTTTAGAAGTGCTTCAATACCAGGCGCCATACCGCGATGTTTCCGATCCGTACAGCCATAAGAGCGGCAGGAAAAGGAACAGATGGAAAAAAGACTTATTGATTAAGGGCAAACGATTAAAAAGCAAATACTGCCTGCCTCGGTGACGTTTAACGACAGAAATAACGGGCGGCTTTAGCCGGACACCACCAGCCGCCGAAAAGGAGATTGCTTGAGCCGCAAGAAACCAATTACCCCGAATAGCCAAATACGCTCCGCGCTCCGGCAGCTTTTTCTCCGCAGCCGCGAACGGGCGAAGTGCATAAAAGATGCGCAGGGCACATGCTCCTGTGGAAAGAAGCAGAGCAAGGCCAAGGGGCGCGAAGTGAAGATCAACGTGCATCATGTCCATGGGATAGATTGGGATGGCCTGATTGATTTGGTGCGTGAAAGGCTACTTAGTGGAGAAATGGTGGTCAAGTGTTTGGATTGCCATGACAGGGAGCACACGGAAAAGGCCGGGTCAGATTGCGGAGAACCTGACCCGGCTTGATTATCCAGCCAAATGCAACAGATGATCCCGCAGCAAAATAATAGCCGCCGACTGTTGCTTGGTTGGCCCCCTGGTGTTTTCAATCCTGTTTATTGCCTGCTGAGACATTCCGAGGGTAACACCAAGCTCAGCCTGGGTGAGCCGCATTTCCTTGCGGATGGCCCTGTATTCTTCCCCGGTCATTTTGTCACCATCGCGAACCTGGGGGTGGTCTCGCAAGACAATTTGCCGGTTGCGCGGTCCAGGCTCCGGTCAATCACGAAAAATACATCGTGCAAAAAGTCCTTATCGCTGGCATTGAGCAACCCGTCAAGATCCAGCGGGCAGCCGTTACAGTGACAGGCCGTAATGTACATTTGCATGGCGAGGCGGTCACGGTGTGCGCATTTAAGGGCGCGGTCTGCGATGAGAGAAATCAGGGTTTGCTCCTCGGGTGTGGCATCGTACTTGATCATAGCGTAGTCCTCCTAGGCAACTGTCCGTAATGGTTTGATCCGGTAGGCCCCGACAATTTTACCCCTTGCGTCATACAAGTTAGGGTAGCATCCAGGGCCTGGGACCCCCTCTTTCTCCAGGCGATCCGCTAAGGCTCTGAGCGCACGGATAAGCTCCTTTGCCGTGGAAAATCTCATGGTCATTACCAGCCGCATGAGTTACCCCTCCTGTTCAAGGTCGTTGATTGCAGAAACCACGCTGGCTACGATAACCAACGCAGCGAAGAAAACAGCCGCGAAAACATAATACACGAAAAATTCGCACCACATAGTTACCCCTCCTGATAATATTGGAGACAAAGCACCTGTGCCTTGACACCGGACAGGCAGTAAGAATCGGTTTGAAACAGGCGACCATGAAACCAGACAACGTGCAGCGAGTGCGTTCCTGTGTTGATCTGGGTTGAGAATTTCATGGTTTATCCTTGCCCGGTATAGGCTCCGGACTGGCCCGGCTCCCCGCCATTGCGTCAAGCTCGGCCAGGAGATCGCGGGGCAGCAAGATAGAAACCGGCACTTTCTTTTCTTTCTGTGCCAAGAGAGGTCGGCCCGCCCCCGGTCGTCTGCCGCCCTTACTCATCTCGCAACGCCTTAAGAACAAGATTAACTGCCTGGGCTTTATTGTAATTCGCCGTTTCGTCATCTACGATCTCGTCAATCCACGCCTCATAAGCGTCTACGCTTTCAAAGGTTCTTTCGCCAGCATCTTCAAAATCGGAGTGTTCAGCGACAATTCGCACACACTCACCATCCGTATATTTTGCGATACTCCACCCGTTCAACGCTGTTCCGAATATATATTTTTCGAATTTCATAGTCTTTCCCCCTTTTAAGAAATTTGGCAGTGAGAACAAACGCCACGGCTATCAAGCATACTGTTCGGGAACCAGTCTGTGCAGACACAACAAAGCCCGCCTTCTGTCTTATTCTTTTTGCTTTGTTTCCGTGCGTTTTCGTCCATTGCTTCGCGCATGCTTTTAACAGACATCAAATTTTTATTTCCGAACATTGTCCGCCCGCCCTTAATCGCCTTTTTAATCTTGTCGCCGCGCTCAAGCAGAATCAGCACGCTGTTGTCAAGACCGTCTATGCTTTCTATTTTTCCTATTTCAATTATTTCGTTGTTTCTTCTCTCTACAACTTTCATTTTTCCGTCTCCCGGTTACGGCCAGCTATATGCTTGCCTTTGATTATAAAATACAGCCGATGGATGTTTATGTCAAGAATAAAAATGCAACTTGTGAAAATATTTTTAAAATATTATTTGCTAGTATGATTACACGGTGTTACAATGTTTTAAATGGAGCAATCATGGGTAGAGCGTGCAAGATATGCGGGAAGAGTCTATCGCGGTACAACACCGGGACGGCCTGCTATTGTCATACGCACAACCCAGACGACCCGGAAAACATAGAACCACCTGCCGCGATATGCACCAGTCGGACATGTTATGGTTTTGAGCAAGCGTATCAAGACTACTATGGATTCGGGAGCAACAGGGGGAGATAGATGAAAAAGCTCGCAACATGGGTAATGCTATTCTTCACGGTGCTGTTCGGCAGTTGTTCCACGGCGGCGGCTGGTAACTGGCGGCAGGCCAACGAAACAATCGAGCGTAGCGGCTTTGATGATGTTGTCCACGCAGGGGTAGGCCTGGGCGTATCGTATTTGGTCCACAGGTACTCAGGGCTGACCGGACGAAAAGCAGATGTGGTGGCGATACTGGCGGCAATCGCGGTTGGGACGGCCAAGGAGTTGACGGACAAGCACTTTGACGCTGGAGATGTTGCCGGTTATGGGATCGGCGCGGGGATTGGATGCGTGTTGACTTGGGAGTTTTAACATGACCTGTATCGCATGGGACGGGAAAACACTGGCCGCAGACAAGATGTTTGTGCGTGGAGACACAATAGGGTCTGTGTTGAAAATATGGGCGTACAGGGACGTTACGTTTGCCAGCTATGGCGATCTGTCTTTGGGAATACAGATGCGCGACCACCTTTTGAGTGATGAAAAGCCGTGGCCCAAGCCAGATGCGGAATGCTTTGCCGGGCTGGTGGTGTTGGACGGTAACGGCATCCATTTTTACGAGAGCGGGTCCAGCCCGGTGCCGATATATCCAACCGACAATATTTGCGCCTGGGGAGTTGGCAGAGAGGCGGCTCTTGGCGCAATGGAAATGGGGGCTGATGCAGTTAGGGCGGTAGAGGTAGCTAGTAAATGGGTTGGAGGATGTGGGCGCGGTGTTGACTCGATAACGGTGAGGTGAGATATGGGCGCAATTTTCGCTATAGGTGGCTGTATTTGCATGGGGATGGCATTTGGCCCGTGGGTTGGTGCCGGGATTTTACTTTTTCTTCTTGCGGCGGCGTGGTAAGCAATGAACACGGAAACAGTTGAGTGGTGGGTACTGGTTATATCCGGCTGCATTTGTGCTGGTATGCTGCTCGGCTGGTGGTATGGTGCTGCCGCGTTGTCAATTATTTGTTGCACACAGGATTAAGACATGACGCAGCGTAAGACGAGAGCCAAGGCGCAAACCGTAAAGCCGTTGACCAAGAAGGGCAAGGAGACAAAGCGGCCAGACCTGATCGGCAATCAATTCTGGAAAGCCCGATCTTCCCATGGACGCAAGCCTATCTTTTCTGATCCCGAACAACTCCGCAGCGCATCTCTTGAATACATCGCATGGGTAGAGAACAACCCACTACAAGAAGAAAAGGTGTTTTGTTACCAGGGTTTTATCACTCGCGCAAACGTAAGCAAGCTCCGCGCTATGACTATTAACGGGTTGTGTCTGTTCCTGGACATTGACCAGATGACGTGGGCAGAGTACCGCAAGCGTGATGGTTTTACTGGTGTCACACGCGAGATAGAGGCTGCAATCTATGAGCAGAAGTTCTCTGGGGCCGCAGCAGAAATGCTTAACGCGAACATTATTGCCCGCGAGTTGGGCTTGGCCGATAAGAAGGAGCTTTCTGGCGGGGTTACGCTGAAATTTGGGGCAGATGACGAGGGGTGCTTGTAAGTTTGCTCCATTCCGTTCTTTCTGTGCGTTAGGCGGCATTTTTAGGTATTTCGGAAAAACAACAAGTTAAGTTTTATAGGTGCCGCGAAATGCCGCAATTATACTTCGAGTCAATCCTAACAATATGGAACTAACCAACCGGCAAAAAGAAGCGGTTCGTCTCTTGGGTGGGGATGAAACGCATTGCTTATTGTTCGGCGGGTCACGGTCCGGCAAGACGTTCATCCTTATGCGCACGGTTATTCTCCGCGCTCTAGCCTCTACTGGTTCACGCCATGCGGTCTTGCGGTACAGATTCAACCACGTTAAAAGCTCAATTGTCCTCGACACATTTCCCAAGGTTTTATCACTTTGCTTCCCTGGTGTCTCCGCCCACGTTGATAAAACAGACTGGTATGCAGAATTCCCAAACAAAAGCCAGATATGGTTTGGCGGGCTTGACGATAAGGAGCGCACCGAGAAGATTCTGGGGCAGGAATACGCCACTATTTATCTTAACGAATGTAGCCAAATACCGTACAGCTCCCGCAACCTTGCCATAACACGACTGGCTCAAAACGTGCAAAGGGACGATGGGAAGGGCGCATTACGGCTCAAGATGTTTTATGATTGCAACCCCCCGAGCCAGGCCCATTGGACATATCAACTATGGGTAAAGGGGCGTGACCCGCAAGACAAAAAGCCGGTTGACCGAGGCAACTATGCCAGCACGATTATAAATCCATCGGATAACATCGACAATCTCCCCCCGTCATATATACAGAGCCTCGAATCCCTTCCGGCCCGTCTACGCACCAGGTTCCTAGATGGTAAGTTCATGGATGATACCGTGGGGGCACTGTGGACGATTGAGGGGATTGAGACCTGGCGGAAGGTCAACAATCTCCCCGACATGCAGCGCATAGTGGTTGCGGTTGATCCGTCCGGCGCGGGTGATGCTGACAACCGGGACAATGACGCAATCGGGATTATTGTGGCTGGCTTGGGTTTAGATGGGAACGGGTATGTTCTGGCCGACCTGACATGCAAGGCTGGCCCGGCAGTGTGGGGCAACGTGGTAACTACCGCTTACGAGAGATACCGGGCGGATGTGGTTGTGGCGGAAGGGAACTATGGCGGGGCCATGGTTGAGCACGTTATCCAGACAGCCAGGAGGAATACCCCGTTTCGATCAGTGACCGCGACAAGGGGTAAGGTTGTCCGGGCGGAGCCGGTTGCCGCCCTGGCCGAAAAGGGGAGAGTACGCCATGCCGGGTATTTCCCAGAGCTTGAGGACGAGCTATGCGCATTCACTACGGGCGGGTATATGGGAGAGGACTCACCGAACCGGGCAGACGCATATGTGTGGGCGATTACTGAGTTGTTTGGGGAGATTGTCAACGGGGCAGAGGAAGAAGACGAGGACGAATACGACTTCAAGGCCAACACACGTAATTCAGTGACGGGGTATTAGTGGAACCAAAGCAAGAGAACGACAAGAAATTCGTTGACGAGCACATAAGGATTGCATTTTCTTCTTGCTTTTTCGGTGAAATTCGTATAAAATTTGAACACGGTAAGGTGGTACAGCTTAAAAAAGAGCAGTGCTTCAAACCTAAAAACTAGATCGGCTATCAAAACAATTGAGGCCAGCTTCTCCATAACGGGGATTGCTGGCCTTTTTGCGTTTAAGGAGCAGCGTGGACGGATCGACGATAGAAAACCTGCTTAGATTTGCCAAGATGGACAATGTGTCCCCTGAGATTAAAGATGAGAATCTCATCAAGATCGGGCGCGATGTTGTCCGCCTGTACAAGATAGACGAAGATAGCCGCGAAGACTGGAAGAAGCGGTCCCAAGATGCGATGGCCCTTGCGCTGCAAGTTACAAAGAAGAAAGATTTCCCCTTTGAGAACGCCTCACAAGTTAAATATCCCCTCCTCACCACCTCCGCACTTCAATTCCATGCCAGATGCTACCCGGCAGTAATCCAGGGCGATAAGGTAATAAAGTTCCGCGTTACCGGCGAAGACCCTGAAGGCGAGAAGAGCAAGCGGGCCGTGCGGTGCGCTCAGTTCATGAATTGGCAGCTACTGTTCCAACAGGAAGAATGGGAAGAGCAGTTCGACCGGCTCCTGCTGGCCCTGCCTATCGAGGGGTGCGAGTTCAAAAAATCGTTTTATGATCCCACCCTTGGCCGAAATGTATCTGAGTGGATCAGGCCGGATGACTTTGTAGTCCACAACAAGACAAAGAGCTTGGCCGTTTGCCCCAGGATGACCCACAGGCTGTATTTCTACCCGCACGAGATAGAGGTGCGGCAATCGTCTGGGTTATGGGTTGACGTAAACCTGGAAATCAGTAAAACGGACGAAGATGAAGAGACTCAGCAATGCTTCCTTGAGCAACACTGCTTGTTGGACCTTGACGAGGATGGGGTCAAAGAGCCGTGGTGCGTGACCGTCCACGAGCAATCGCAGAAGGTTGTGAGGATCAAGGCCGGGTTCTACCCCGAGGATATCTGGATCAATCTGGACGAAATGAAACGGCTTGGAGATATTGACGCATCTGTCCCTGCTGAAGCGGTTTTCGGTGCCCAGGTTGTTAAGATTGACCGCATTCAGTATTTCACCAAGTATTCGTTCATCCCCTCGCCCGATGGAGGCTTTTATGATGTTGGGTTCGGCCAGCTTATCGGGCCGCTGTCAGACACCATTGATACCACGATAAACCAAATCATCGACGCGGGCACGTTGGCTAATACTCAGGGCGGATTTGTCCGTGAGGGGGTTAGTGTCGGTGGCGGGCGTGGCTCAATCCGGTTTGCCATGGGCGAGTTTAAGCAGATTCGCATCCCCTCGGCCATGCCTATAAGTCAAGCGATGCAGCCAATGATTTTCCCTGGCCCGTCCGCCGTTCTATTTCAGATGTTGGAAATGCTGATTCAATCAGTCCGCGATATTACCGGGGTGCAAGACATTAACGTAGGCGCAACCCCGCAGAACGAGACCGCCACCACCACCATGATTCGGGTGGAAGAGGGAGCGAAGGTTTTTACCGCAATTTACAAGCGCATCTGGCGGGCGATGAAGGAAGAGTTTGCGAAGCTGTACAAGCTGAACAGTATTTATTTGCAGCCGGAAACGTATTTTACGGTTCTTGATTCCAACGAACAAGGGGTTGTGTCTCTCCAAGACTTCAGGGGAGAATCTACCGACATACAGCCCGTTGCAGACCCGACCATCGCGACCACTCAACAGAGAATCGCAAAGGCCGAGTTGTTGATGGGGCAAATGGGTAACCCGCTCACCAACAAAGAGGAAATCACTCGCCGCTACTTGGAGGCCGCAGAGATTAGTGGCGTTGACAAGGTAATTATCCCGGAAGATCAGCGGCAAGTCCCGCCCGATCCAAAGATAGAGCTTGCCGCCATGAAACAACGCGACGAGGCAAGAGAGTCAGAGGCGCGGGTGCTAAACCTGTACGCCAAGACGCTTGAGGCGTTTGCAAATGCGGAATCAAAGGAAGTAGGGAGCCAGCTTGATCAGTACAGGCTGGAGCTTGAAGCATTAAGAACCCAGATAGAGGCAGGCGATGCTAACAAAGGAAGAGTTGCAGGAATGGAAGGCGCACCCGACGACCAAGGCGGTGTTCCACCGGCTGAAGAGTTACCAGCAGGTATTGACGCAGGAATGCTTGGAGGCGGGGAACCTGGACAAGGACCAGGCATGGCGATTGGTGGTGGAGAACAAGGCGAAGTTTGACGTGGTTCAGGATATTTTCGACACGGAGGCAGACAATGAATAAAAGCGGCATCAAGCCTATGGAGTACAAAATCCTCGTTGAGCCTGTGAAGGTTGAGGAAAAGACAGCGGGCGGTATTTATCTCCCCGACCAGGTGAAGGACAAGAACAAGTTTGCCAATGATGAGGGCACTATTATTGCGGTTGGCCCTATTGCATTCACCGACCCGCACTGGCTGGAATGCCCGAAGGTTGGCGACAAGGTAATGTTTGATCGGTACGCAGGCATTCTCGTTAAAGGAAAAGACGAGAATGAATACCGGATCATCAACGACAAGGAAATTTGTGCAATATTGGAGGAAGTATGAGCGAAGACATTGAAAAAAGGGCCAAAGAAATGGGCCATGTTTCAAAAGAAGAATGGAAAGGCGACCCTGATAAGTGGCGGCCAGCAGATGAGTTTGTAAAGCGTGGCGAAGAGATTGTGCCTATCCTCAAGGACCGGCTGGACAAGACGGAACGCGAATTAAAGGCCGCTCTTGCCATGAACAAGCAGGAGCTTGAAGAGGTCAAGAAGGTTGCCTACGAAACCGCCAAGAAAGACTACGACCGGGAGCGTAAGGAGCTTGAGAAAAAAGAGCTTGAGGCATTCCAGACCGGCGATGCCGACGCATACCACGCGGCGAAGAAAGAGGCGGCAGCACTAAAACCGCCCGATCAGCCCAAGGCTCCTGCGCTAAATCCTGTTTTTGAAGATTGGCAGGACAAAAACAAATGGTACAGCGATGAACCTGAGCTTGCGGAGTATGCCGATTTCCTGGGGGATAAACTTTTCAAGGAAAATCCCAAGCTACCCCTGTCTGACATTTATGACAAGGTTTCTGCCAAGGTAAAGAAGCAGTTCCCCGACAAGTTCACCAATCCTCGCCGGGAAGATGCCGGTTCGGTTGAGGGTGGAAGCCCCGCAGCAAATGGTGGGAAGGGCAATAAGTTTTCAGACCTCCCGGCAGCCGCGAAAGAGACATATGCCCGCCTTGCAGCAAAAGCAGAGAAGCAAGGCCGGAAATTCACCAAAGAACAGTACGCGCAAGCGTATTTTGAGTAAGGAGACAAGGAAGATGGCCAGAAAGGAAAGAACTACAAGGGTTGCATTCGGTGTTCCGCGTTTGAAAATGAACCTGGATGCGAAGACGGAAGCACGGTTGAAGAAGGAAGGTGTTGTTCCGCGCTGGATCAACGACGAAGACCACGGCCAGCGATTGAAAAACGCAATTGACGGCGGCTATGAGTTCGTTAACGCGGACGGGACGGAAGAAGTTGGAACCTCAAAGGAAGTCCAGGACAGGGATCGGCGCATCAAGAAGCTGGTGGGGGCCAACAAGGATGGCTCTGCGAAGTATGCCTATTTGATGGCTATTCCAAGGAAGTATTACGACGAAGACCAGGCGAAGAAGGAAGCAACAAACCGCATGGTTGACGATGCAATCCGTGGGGGCAGCCCCGGCGGACTTAAACCGCATGGGGTAGCGCCTGATAAGGGCGGAACCTATGTAAAGAATGTTGATTACACGCCTTAGGGCGTAAGGAGTTCATATGGCTAACGCTACCGCCGCTTTCGGTTTGCGGCCTTCAAAAAACCGAGACGGCAGCGCGTGGAATGGCGCGACCGTCCCTATGTACGTAAGCGCGTCTTACGCAACCGCCATGTATATTGGCGAACCTGTTCTTCTTTCCCCGACCCTGGCGGAGAAGGACGCAACCGGCAAGAAATTGACCATTAACGCCTCTGCTGGCACCGATGCCACTATTATCTTTGGTGTTATCACCAGCTTTGAGCCGTTGGTCACCGACCTGACCAAGATTTACAACCCGGCCAGCACTGAGCGTATTGCGAATGTGTGTCTGGCCAAGGACGCCATTTTTGAGGTACGCGGCTCCGGTACTGCGCTGACCAGTGTATGCCCCGGCCAGAATGCCGTATTGACTGGCTCCGGTGGTTCTACTGTGACAGGCCTTTCTTCCAAGTACCTGGCGGAAAGTGGCACGGTCCCTGCAGCAGACCAGAGCTACCCTCTCTTTATCCTTGGTCTCAAGGATGTAGAGGACAACACCCTCGGCGCAAATGCTGTGTACGAGGTTCTTATCAACACCGCCGAGAACGCCACGGGTGCAATCCTGGGCGTGACCGCTTCTTAATAGAGGTGATATGATATGGTTATGTCAACTGGTACCCACCCTTAAATCTTAGGGGCCTTGTGGGGTAATCCACAAGTAAACTGTGCGTGAATTGCTGGGATATCTCTATGAGACAATCAGCAGCCAAGCCAAAAAGAGAAAATAAATGTTTTCAGTGTACGAAATAAAGAATCAAACTAACGGGAAGAAATATATCGGCATTACTTCTCGCACGATTGCAGAACGATTTGAAGAACACAAATCGCGAGCAAAGTGTGGGCAAAGAGGAAGCCGGTTATATGACGCAATGCGAAAGTATGGCGTTGATAATTTCTGTGTAAAGTTGGTTCTTGCGGTTGAATCCGAGGATGATGTTAGAGAGATGGAAACTTTCTATATCACCAAGGAAGATTCGTACACAAACGGGTATAATTGCAATTACGGAGGCCATGGATTCTTAAAAGTCCCTGACCATGTCCGGGTAAAAATTGGCAATGCAAATCGTGGACGGGTTATGTCTCTCGATGCACGCAAGAAAATGTCTCAAGCAAAAAAAGGAGATAGTTCTTGTTCTGCCAATTTCGGTGATTATGTCGGCAAGGGGGCCAAAAGTCCTCTTTCTAAGGCGTATTTAATCCAGTTTCCAGACGGCCACACGGAAACAGTTGTTGGGCTTAGAGCGTTTTGCCGGGAGCATAAAATCGCTGGTTGCAAATTATACACCAGAGGAAAGACAAAAGGATTTCTCTTGCTGGAAGGTCCAACGACTATCCCTTCGGGGAGTACGCTCAAGTGAGCGGAAGCGCGCACCTACCCACGCGGTAGAAGATATAGTCTGATCTCATGGGCGACTATGAGCTGCCGAAAGGCGGGCTAAGATTAACGATCTTAGCTGAACATAAATGAAAGATTTATGGCCGGGAATTAAGGCCCACTTTGGACATACTTACGACGAGCACGCAGAGGAGTTTTCTCAGATTTTCGACGTGCAGACCTCCGACAAGAACTTTGAAGAGCGTATTCAGTACAAGGGCCTCGGCCTCGCCCCTGTGAAAGCGCAAGGGGCATCTATCTCTTTTGAGGACACTCAGCAGGGCTATATCAGCCGGATTAACAACATTACCTACGCTATCGGCGGTATTGTGACCCGTGAAGCAATCGAGGATGGGCAGTACGAAAGCACGGCCACTCGGCTTTCTGGCCATATCGCTTTCTCTATCCGGCAGACGGAAGAGAACGTGTGCGCTAACATCCTGAACCGCTTCACCACTTCCGGGTATAACGGCGGGGATGGGGTTGTACTTGGCTCCACCGCGCACCCGGAGGCCACCGGCAATCAGAGCAACATCCTTTCCGTGGCTGCTGATCTTTCTGAGGCATCCCTTGAGGACATGCTGATTCAGACTATGAATGCCACTGACTCCAAGGGGCTGAAAATCTCCCTTATCGGTAAGAAACTGATTGTTCCCCCGGCCTTGGCCTTTGAGGCAACCCGCATTGTTAAAAGCCAGCTCCAGAGCAACACGGCCAACAACGATATTAACGCCCTGAAAGCAATGGGCATGCTGCCTGATGGTATCGTTACCTGCCATTACCTGACTGACACCGATGCATGGTTTGTGAAGACCAACGCAGTTGAAGGCCTAATCAAGCAGGATCGCCGGTCTGTAGAGTTCGCCAAGGACAACGATTTTGACACCGAAAACGCCAAGATGAAAGGCTCAATCCGGTTCGGTGCTGGTTGGGCAGATTGGCGCGGCGTGTTCGGCTCTGCTGGCGCATGATGAAAAAGAAAGGTAAGGGCGGCAAGGGCTGCTAACCTACAATCTGGGCGGGGTGGAATATCCCCGCCTGCTTCCACTCAGGAGGTGGATTAAATGGCATTAACTAATTTTCCCAACGGCATTTCTTCTTTCGGTGTTCCCTTGATGGGCGGCGGCGGTATCCCTGCTGTAGCTGGCAATGTGATTTTCGTTGATTATGGGGCAGGCGACGATGGGCGCAGCATCAAGAGCAATAGCGCCGCTCGTCCGTTCAAGACCATTGATAAGGCCTACAGCCTTGCTACCACAAACAAGGATGACTTGATTGTGTTGATGGGTAACAGCACTCACACGCTTACGGAAATGCTCGATATTTCCAAGAATCGTGTTCATTTCGTCGGCATGGATGGCTCGATGCGGATGTATGGCCAGAACGCCAAGGTTTCCCTTGGGGTGACCACGGCTGCAACCGACATTGCCACCATCCAGAATACCGGCGTTCGCAACTCGTTCAGTAATATAAAATTTCTGAACAGCAATACCGTTACCGAGGGCATCTATTGCGTAGCAGAGGGCGGAGAATACACCGTCTATGACCACTGCGAGATTTACAAGGATACCGACTTGGACGAGACTACAGCAGCTGAAATGCTGCACAACGGCGATTCGGTGCAGATGTTCAACTGTACCATCGGTAGCCTTGCAAACATCGTGGCGGACAACGTAATCCGCCCATGTGTGAAGGTAACGGCCACCCTGGACGGCAAGAAATTCCGGGACGGCTACTTTGAAAACTGCATGTTCTGGCGGAAGGCTGGCGGCACCGAAACCATGATGATTTATGGCGCAAACGCAACCGATGTAGAGCGGATGCTTTTGGCGAAGAATTGTACCTTTGTAAATAGCACCCTTGCTGCTGCTGACCCTGCTCATGCGGTAGGTTTTGCGGCGGCTCAGACTGAAGGTGTTGTCTTGCTCCAAGACTGTGCGTCTGTCAATTGCACCGTTATGGCAGAGGCGGCAGTCGGCATCTATGTCGCCGGTGCTGTCCCGACCTTCGCCACAACCGGAGTTGCTGTAGCTGCTTAATAACCCAGGGGGTGATTCGTCACCCCTTATTTTAAAGGTGCCATATGCCTCTGTACAAATGTGAAAAATGTTCCGCCACAGATGATGAGGCGGTGCCGTGTTTGACATGCGGGAGAATGCTCCTTCCTGTTCTCGAAGAAAGGCCAGAAAAAAGAGTTGTGCCGGTGAAAGGCAAGAGGGGGGCGAAAAATGCGGCCTAAACAGTTCGATATTGATCCTGCAAACGCGAGCCTTACCGGGTTTCGCAGTAACGCAACAGGGGTTGACTTCGCGCTAACAGCGACTGATTCCGGTGACGGGCTGGCGCATCGGGTGAGTGTGCGCAACGATTCCGCAACAGACCATAGTGCTAAAACCCTTATTCTTGTGGGCACTGACCCGGACGGGAAAGCGCAGACGGAAACCATTGCGGCCCCCGACACATCGGCAACGGTTGAATCTTCTGGATATTACCTCACCCTTACCAGCGTGACACCCTCCGCCACGATCGGGGCGGATACATTTGATATCGGATGGGTTGACGAAGTGGCAACGCAGACTATCCCGGTAAATTCACGCTGCCAGGTTGGTGCAGCTGTTGGTTCATACGTGACCGGGACGATGAGCTACAGCATTCAGGAGACGTTTTCCGACCTTGCCACGCCAAGCGATTTAAAGTGGTATTCTGGATCAACATTCCCCGCCACCGATGATGTGGTTGTAACGTCAACGCCTGGGGCTACAGCTATCCGGCTGGTGATTCACAGTTACACGGACACGGCGGAAATTCAGCTTAACGTGTCTCAGCCGTTTGGGGCCTAACCATGACAACCATATCAGAAAAAGTATCTGATGCAGAGATTGCGTTTTCTTCGTTGCCAGCGGCAAGCAACAACACGGGAAGAAAAGTCCGGTGTTCACCCCTCGTTTCAGGGCAGAATTATTTCTACATGGTTTCAGATGGGACGTACTGGAGACCCGTAGGCGGGGACCAGATACTTTATAACCTATCTGCCCAAATTGACATGGCGGTTAATAATTCGGATCAGCTTCTTGTCTCTGTCCCTCTTCCGACAGGACTGTTGCCAGACGGCAGGAGCACCATAGAAGTGGTGCAAGGATGGGATAAGCTTTTGGGAACGTCGGACACCCTAACCACGACCACCAGAATCGGCGCCGCGAATACCACCTCAGACGCTACTGTTTTTCCACCCAGTGCTATTGCGTCAACGAATATCACGATAGGTTTTGGTCATCGGTTTGCGCGGATATCTGCTACGGAGGTGCGAAAACAGGGAAGCCCAACGGTAACCGCGTTTTCCAGTGTATCGGCAAACGTGCGAACAGCGGCGGTGACGGTAGGGAGCATGGATACAGTTACGAATTATCTGGGAATCTATGGGAGAATGACCACCGGCTCAACTGAAAAAGGCGAACTGCATGCACTGACTGTGAGGTTAATAGGATGAAAACGAATCTTACTCTGGCAGAACGAGAGGCCCTCCCCCGTAAAGTCCTTTGCGTGGCTCAAGATGCACCCGAAGGTCAAGAGCAACTTTGGACCGTGTACGAAGAAGGCGACGAGATCCCGGCTGAATAATGAGAGAAACATCCCCCAATAGCGGCGGCACTTATCGTCCTGGCGACAATAGGGCGGTTTGCGATGAATGCGGCCTTGTTTATTTACGCTCTGAAATGCTTATCCGGTGGGACAAAGCCCTTGTTTGCCGGAAAGATTGGGAGCCTCGCCACCCGCAAGATTTTGTGCGCAGTAAGGCTGACAAGATCGCGGTGAAGAACGCACGGCCCGATTATTTCGCAGCCACGCTATACGATGACGCGGAAGATTCTACGGGGTGGACAGTAGGGTCAGGATGGACGCAGAATATTGACAAGTTCGACCACGCCACCGGAGGCGCAGCCCTTGACCGGGCAATTACAGGGCTTTCTGTTGGAACACAGTACCTTGTCCAGGCTGATATTGTACGGGATGGCGGGACACTGGCCATTTCGCTTGTGACGGCAACAGGAGAATCAGGAGATATTTCAGTAACAGAGAGCAAAGAGGCGAGAGTCTTCTTTACCGCGACAGCCACAACTGACACCTTGAGATTTTCCCCGTCAAGTTTTACCGGGTCTGTTGGCGTTGTTTCAATCTGGGAATATCCAACCTCTATCACGCAGGCTAATTTATGACCAGCAGCGGCAGTTCGGACTTTACAGCGACAGAGTCAAGCATCATCCAAGACGCTTTTCTGTTGGCCAGCGCATATGACCCGGAAGAAACACTTCCGGCAGCGAATTACAACATTGCGCGGCGCATGCTGAACATGATTTGCAAGACGCTTGCCGTTACCGCCAACCTCTGGGTAACGAAGGACACGGCCCACACTTTGACGCCTGGGACGCAAAGCTACACGGTAGGCACAGGGTTGGATATCAGTATTGCGCGGCCCGGAAGATTGAAGGCGGCACGTAGAACGGCAAGCAGTGTAGATATCCCCCTGGAAGTTGTCTCCCGGCAAGAATACATGGATATCCCCAACAAGGGCCTGCAAGCCCCGCCCTTGATTGCTTATTACGACCCGCTGGTGGCAAACGGGGTCTTATACGTGTGGCCCACAGGAAGCACTGGGAACACCTCTATAACCCTTACCTTCCAGCGGTACATTGAAGACTTTGACGCGCAGGGAAACACTCCTGATTTACCCCCGGAATGGCACCTTGCGCTTGTTTACCAGCTTGCTCTGGTGTTGGCTCAGTCTTACATGGGCAAAATCCCGCAAGAGTTGAAAATGCAAGCAGACATGATACTTTCTGCCGTATCTCAAAATGACGAAGAAAATATGTCCATGAGGTTTTCGGTAAGATGAAAATACCCCTTTCCTTTGGAAATTACGCAGGCCGTAATTCCACCAATGCTCAAGAGCTTGTCAATATGATGGCAGAGCTTGACCAGCAAGGCGGGAAAGAAAAAGTTTATCTTGTCGGGACACCTGGGCTTAAAGAGTGGAAGATTGTCGAGTCAGGCAAAGAGACGCGGGGAGGGTATATCCTGGACACCGTTGTTCTTGCGGTTGTTGGCACCACCCTATACTCAATAAACAGATCGTCAAAGGTGCAGACAAACAAAGGCACAGTCGCTGGTTCCGGGCCTGTTCAGTTTACCGAAAATCCGACGCAAATAATGATTACCACCAGCGCGCTTGGGTATATTTACACCAAGACTTCCGGCGCGCTCACGCAGATAACAGACACAGACTTTCCCGTTCCTAAGTCGGCCACATTCCAGGACGGATACGGGATAGTTGTGCAAACCGGCACAGGGAAATTCTATATCTCCGGGTTAAATAATTTTGCCACTTGGGACCCCCTGGAGTTCACGACAGCAGAGGCCCTCCCAGATAACCTTGTTGCGGCCCTTTCAGACCACCAAGATATGATTGCCTTTGGTAGCGAGAGCATAGAGAATTACATAAACTCAGGGAACGTAGATTTCCCGTTTACTCGCAGGGCTGGTGCAATCCTTGAAATAGGGTGCGGTGCGCCTCTTTCCCCGGCGAAAGGCGAAAACGTGGTTTTTTGGGTTGATAACCACGGCCTAGTGCGGAAGATGGAAGGTTTCACGCCGGTTATTATCTCGACCCGACAGATAGAATACCAGATTTCACTACAGGATTATTCGCAGGCCGTGGGCAATTGCTATACCCAGGAAGGGCACACGTTTTACGTGCTTATGATGCCCACTCTTACCCTTGTTTATGATGTGGCTACGCAGCAATGGCACAAGAGGGCCAGCTACCCGGACAACGGGAAGTGGCGCGGCACCTGGATCGCTCAACGTGACGATTTTGTCTTGGCTGGCGATTATGAGAACGGGACAATCTACGAGCTTGATCTTGACACATATACTGACAATTCGCAGCCTATCCATTGGGTTGCGACAACCCAAGAGATTCACCACGACCGGAAAAGAGTTGCCCATAGAGCGTTAGAGCTTCATGTGGAATCAGGGGTTGGCCTTATATCCGGGCAGGGAGAAGACGCCCTGATGTGGATGAGCTACTCCGATGACCAGGGCCGCACATACGGGAACGAGCGGATTAGAAGCATGGGCAAAATTGGCGAATATATCAAGCGTGTAATATGGAGAACGCTCGGCATTCCCCGTAGCAGAATATACAAGTTTGAGGGAACAGACCCGGTAAAGCGCGTTTTAATCTCTTCCCATGTTGATGGTGAAGCCTTTGGCGTTTAAATCTATACCGCCGCCACTACAGCAGTCTTTCGTTGACGCAAGGGGTAATGTTTCTCGGCCCTGGCTTGACTGGCTGTACAATGTCTATTTGGGGGGGGAGCAGCAGGAAATAACGGCTTTAGACGACCAAGCACAGGACAGTGGAGCATCCGCCGTTGGCTTTCTGGCTGATCTTATTTCGAGCATTCACTTTGATACGAGCCTTGCCAGGGAAGAGGCGGCCCAGGAATTACCAAGTGACCCAGTTTTCAGGGAAGAGGCGGCCCAGGAATTACCAAGTGACCCAGTTTTTTCGCAAGAAGACAGGAACGAAGAACAGACACAGGCTCTCCTGGGCCGCATAGAGGCTCTTGAGGCCCAGGCGGCACAACGGTTAAATTGGGTTGATTTGCCCCTCAACCTTCAGAATTTTATTGTTGAAATAACAGGAATAACCGTACTGCCAAAGGCGTCTGGGATAGGAATAAAAGTAGACGTTGTTTCTCCGACATTCGGTTTCCGCGATTTGCTCGGCGAAATAAAAATACTTTCACCTGGAGCGAATGACCCAACCCTAGCTGTTTTCCGGGACAGCATACGGGCGTTTTCGTTCAGCAACGCCGTAATGAATGAAGCTAATTTTCACTATCATATTCCGCACGATTATGTGCCAGGAAGCGACATTTTCTTGCATTTCCACTGGAGCCAAAACGTTGTTGATAGCGGCGGGCCAGCCGGTGTCCCAGGTGATGTGAAGTGGCAAGCGGAATGCAGTTACGCAAAAGGACACGATCAAGCAGCCTTCCCTGCGACATTTACCACCAGCACGACACAAACCGCCAGTGGTACACAATACCAGCACATGCTTACAGAGGTTCAGTTGTCGGCAGCAAGCCCGTCTGCCACGGAAATTGATTCTGACATATTGGAGCCAGATGGGCTGATTATACTGAGGGCCTTCCGAGACCCGACAGACGTAGCGGACACACTGGACCAAGTTCCGTTTTTACACCAAGTAGACATTCATTATGAATCGACAAACATTGCCACCAAGGCAAAGGCCCCTGACTTTTATACCTAAAAGGAGAAGATATGCCCGCAATATATAAAGAGATTATCAACGCACAAATTACCGACGCTTCCGGCGCAATTGCCCATACCTGCCCAGCGGGTGTACGGGAAAAGGTTGTTGCCGCCGCCATATGTAATACCGAGACAGCAACGCCCTACACGTTCAATGCGTATAAGGTGCCCTCTGGCGGTGCCGCTGGAGCGACAAATAAGATCATCAACGCCAGAACCGTGCAGGGCGGGGAGACATACCCAGGGTATCACCTGATCGGGCAAGTCCTTGAGCCGGGGGATATTCTTGATTTTGACGCATCTACAACCCTGAAGCTGAACTGCATCGTTTCCGTGGTGGAATTGCCGTAGGAGCCACAAATGAAGATTGTGCCTATCGAGCATAAGCATTATGCGGAATTATTTCGCGTCACCTCCATATGCGAACCGTGGTGGGGACTAGATAGAAATACCAGCGATAGGCTTTTTTCAAAAAGGGAAGGATTTGTACTTATTGCAGAATCTGGATCAGACGAGGGGAAGGTGGTTGGGCATATAACACTGTCTGACTACACTGTAAAACTTGATGTTTTTATTCATTGCTCAATATTGCCTGAATACCAAAGAAGATGGCTTAACAAGACCATATATCGAACAGTTTTCGATTATGTTTTCAATGTTCTTGAGTGTGTAAGGGCAACCGGGTGGGCAACAGAGGGGCTTAATGACCTTACCTTCCATGAACGATTGGGGTTTAAGAGAGAAGGAGTTCACCGGCAGAATTTACGAATAAAAGACAAATATTACGACATGCACTATTTTGGGATGCTCAAAAATGAACGCCGCTGGTAGAATTTTATTTGTTATATACGCTGCCCCAATAGCGTATAGTCACGGAGTTGCGGTGTTGTCTAGTATTTTAAAAAAAGCAGGATTTCATACTGATATTTTTATAGCGAACGGGAACCTTGAATTATTCAAAACAATTATTTCTGAAAATTGGGCTGCTATTTGTTTTTCTAACTGTATAAAAAAAGATTTTGATCTTAGTATTAAATATATTGATGCGGCTATAGAGTCTGGGCATGAGACAATACTTGGTGGTACATACCACAGAAGAAACAACCCTAATAAATATGACGGGGTATTGAAAATTTGTCGAGGAGACGGTGAAACATTAACAGATTATTTCATTGGTGGAAATGCAGCCGTTTTTGACAAAAGGTTAGTTCAACAGGACTTAGACTGTTTGCCAATGGCAGACTATGAAATATTTAAAAATATCCCATTTGACGGACATATAAAAGACTTTCCAGAAATGAAAAAATTACCGTACACCGTTTCTCGTGGTTGCATCGGTAAGTGCAAGTTTTGCGAAGTGCAACACCAAGAAGGGGGAGTTAGAATACGCAGAAGCTCGGTAGATGATATTAAATACTTAACAAACAGATACAACCCCGATCTTTTGTTTTTCACAGATGAGCTTTTCCCATATTACGACCAAAGATATATGGAAGATTTTTTGCCCTCAATAAAAAAACCATATTTTGCTTTTATTAGGGCAGACATTAAGGCCGACATGCTAAAAAACATGATTTCGTCGGGAATGATTGGTTGTGCATTTGGTGTGGAATGCGGGGATGAGAAGTACAGGAACGATATTTTGTGCAAGGGGATTACCGATGAAGAAGTACACAGAACGGCAGGTATATTAAAAAGTAACGGAACGTATTTTGCCCACTTTTATATGATAAATATGGAAGGCGAAAGTTTTATGATGAAGAAAAAAACTGACGATATGGCCATGTCTTTAGGTGGCACACCGATGGTTTTTGACTATACAGCAGTAAAATATCAAACGAGAGGTTGCTAACATGGGAGCAGCAGCGGTGGTTGGTGGAATGGTTGTCGCGGCTGGAGTTGGCGCATACGCTGCAAGCTCTTCCGCAGACACGGCAGCAGACGCACAAATGCAGGCGGCTGACACTCAAGCGGCCTCGGCAGATGCCGCCACGGCAACACAGTGGAATATGTTCCGGCAAAGCAGGGAAGACCAACTACCATGGTTACAAATAGGGGCAAGGTCATTATCTGCGCTTGAGAAGAAAATCACCGCTGGCCCAGGAAAGTTTACCGAAGATCCAGGATATCAATCTAGGCTTGCAGAAGGAAACAAGCAAATTGGCAGAACCGCATCGGCAACTGGTGGTATTGCTTCTGGCTCAACCCTGAAAGCACTGACCAGATATGGCCAGGATTACGCCTCAAACGAATACGACAAGTGGCTGCAACGCTATTACCAAAGCCTCACCCCATACCAGAGCCTTGCAAGCGTTGGACAAACAACCGCATCTGGTCTCGGAAAAGAGGGGGCATATACTGGTGCACAAGTAGGGCAAAATACTATTGCGGCAGGAAACGCCAGGGCAAGCGGATATCTTGGGCAAGCGGCTGGGTCAATAAACCAAACCAACGCATGGACAGGGGCGGCGCAAGGTGGATTAAATGCTCTTGGAACATATTACGGGAACCAGCCCACCACCCCATCGTATACACAGCCGACTGTCGGCCCGACCTCTTCAGGCGGATATTGGACATAAGGAGCAACCATGCCACTCCCAGAACTTCGCACCCTCGACGTGAGTCAGCCTGTTGATAGATATTACGCAGGCCAAGAGCAGCAACGAAAGCGAGGACTTGCAGACTTGCAAATACAAAATTCCATGCAGGATCGGCAGTTTTCTCAGAAAACAAAGGCGACAGATGCGATATTGTCTTTTTCTGAGAAACTCCTGATTGGGCTTGACCCCAACGACCCTGATTTCGACCAGAAAAAATTTGCCGTTACCGAGGAAATAGGGAATTACGCGCATAGTTTGGGAGTACCGGCTGACGAAATTGTCTCAGGTGCAGAGCGATTTGTCAACTCATTTGACAGAAACGCAGCCAGGGTATACCGCGAAAAAATGGGCCTTGCCGAGGCCCGCCCAAAGCCGACCATCAAAGACGGGCAGGTAATCAGGCAGACCCCTGAAGGCAAATATGTTGCCGAGGGGATAGAGGGGTTCGAGCGGAACCAGAAGTTGACCGGAGAGGCGGCAAACCTTGAGGTTTTGCTTGGAAGGAAGCCCACCCTTTCGGAGGTCAGAGATTTCAAGAAAAGAACAGAGTCTGGAGGCGGCGGCAACCCATATTTCACCCCAGTTCAAACCGCACAAGGGGTTATGGCCTTTAATGCCCGCACAGGAAGAATGGAGCCTGTTCTAGTCGCTGGTGGGCAAGTTGTTGGCTCGGCCAGCGATCCGGCACTTCAGAAAGATATAGCCGGGGCAAAGAAAGAGGGGGCGGCAGAGGTTGCAAAACAGGTCCAGTTTCCAAAAGCCCGCGAATCGTTTAACGCACTTAAAAGGCAATGGACTGTTGTTGAAAACAGCATTGACAAAGCCATAAAAGAAGTGGGTCCATTTACCGCTGGAGCTGGTTCATGGGTGAGTTCAATCCCCGGCACCCCACAGAAAAATCTGCGCGAAACCCTGGCATCAATCCAAGCGAATATTGGCTTTGATAAGCTGCAAAACATGCGGGAAAACTCCCCGACAGGCGGTGCGCTCGGGCAGGTTAGCGATTTCGAGAACAAACTGTTGCAGGCGGTACAGGGGAGTTTAGCACAAGATCAATCACCTGCGCAACTTAAGGAAAACCTGAAAACAGTCAAAACGCTTTTGCAGCAATTAAAGGTGGACAAAAAGAACGCCTACAATACTGATTTTGGCGAGTTTTTAACCGGTAAAGCTGAACAGATCAGAGCCGGAGGCGCGACACAGACGCCGGGTGGGGAGCCACAACCCAAGCCAATATCTACCGAGGCAGACTATAACGCACTCCCAGCAGGCTCTGAATATATCGCCCCCGATGGCAGTAGACGGAGGAAAAAATAATGGGCTGGCAAGACGACGAGGTTGTTTCTTCTGGGGGTGGGTGGCAGGATGACGAGATAGTCACCCCAACCGCAAAAGGCCGCTCTGTTGAAATTGTCTCTGTTGACGGTAAAGAACCTGATGTTCCAGCGTGGGGGCAACAGCACCCGAACATATATGGCCTTTATGGGGCTGGAAGAGAGCTTGTGCAAACAGGAGCAGAGGCCTTCGGTGCCGCTGGTGGTGCGGCCGCTGGTTTTGCCACCCCCGTTCCTGGTGGTTCGTTGATCGGCTCCGGCGTGGGCTACGCAGCGGGAAAGAGGGTTGGAGAAGGCCTTGTCTCCGCTATGGATACATCCGTAGGTGATCCACAAGCGCGACCAGAAGAAAGCGCGGGAAGGGTGGCGGGTGACATTGCCTTTGGTGCCGTTGCCCAGGGGGCCGGGAACCTAGTTACAAAAGGAATATCGAAACTTATCCCACAGTCTGTAATTGATAAAATGTACGCTTCTTCGCTGAAACTTCCTACCACCATGGAGAACAAGGCAAGGCAAGCCGTGATAAAACGGGGGCTTTCAGAAAAAGCCGTTCCCTCTTCTGACGTAGGGACAATAGGACGGTGGTTGGGGATGAAAGGGCATGCTCAGATTGTCCAGAAAATAGATATACTAGATGATCAGGTATCGAAAATAATCAAAAACTCGTCTGAGGCAGGGGATGTTGTCGATTCCCAAGTAATAGTGAAATACTTAGACGATTTTCTTGAAAAAGGAAAGCGTGTTTCACGGGTTGACCCTAACTTTTCAGAAGCAATACAAAAAGTGCAGGCAGAATTTATGCAGGGGCCACGAAAAATACCCGTTTCGGAGGCCCAAGAAATGAAGCGGCACATTTATAAGGTGTATCAAGACTATTATGGAATGCCTGACGCTGTTGGTGCCTATATCCAAGGCAAAAAAACCATTGCGAGAGGCATAAAAGAACAGCTTGAGACAAAATACCCAGACATTAAGGCCCTGAATATGGAAGAGGGGGAACTGCTCACGTTCCTGGACCCTTTCAACAGAGCAATCGGAAGAATACAAAACCGCGATATTGTCGGGCTTGGAATGCAAACGGCCCCCATGGCCGGGGCCGCTCTTGGGGGAACGGGAGCTGGCCAGGTTGCAGCCGCACTAAAGGTCGTTGATACCCCGTCCGTGAAAGCAAGGGTGTCTATTTTATTAAACCAAGCGAAGAGAAAAACCCCAGGCCCACTAAGGCAAATTGTGGGCAAAACAATTCCAACCGCATCTATTGCAACCCGCGAGGAGAACCAATGAAAAGACTTTTAACACTGTGGGCGTTAATTCTACTCTACGCCATTCCAGCCCAAGCCGGATCGTATATCACCAACCCGAAGTTTACCCTGCTGGATGATAACGGGGAGCTTGCTTCCGGGGCCTGCGTTTATTTTTACGAGCCAGGGACCACCACTAAGAAGACAGTCTACACCGATGTTAGCCAGTCTGTTGCAGCCTCAAACCCGATTACCCTTGATTCACGGGGAGAATATGCCGTTTTCGGGACCGGATCATATAAAATCGTTGCCAACGCAGCGGCCTCACCCTGCCCCACCACTCCAGACGATGTAATCTGGTCCGCTGATAATGTGTTTCCGAACGGCAATTATATAGCTGGTGACACATCAACCGTTGCGACGATTGCAGAACTAAGGGGAGTGACGGGAACGGCTGGATCATCCGCTATTCCGCTCGGGTGGTATGCCGTTGGTGATGGCGGCGGCGGGCCTCTTCGCACCTGGGATACCGCTTCGACTTGCACCGACAACGGGGGTAATTGTGTAAAACCGACCGTGATTGGTGTAGGAGACCCTGGCCGGTGGGTATGGGATCATGTTGGCCCGGTAAGCCCCCGCTGGTTTGGTGCAAAATGTGACGGGACAACCGATGATGGCGCGATAATCAATACTGCTCTGGCGCATAAAGAGGGCGCACAGGTTTGGATTGAGGAAGAAGCTTGCGCTACATCTGTTACCATTGAAGGCCCGTCCGGAAGCGAACTGAAAGGAATTGGCGGTGGTCAGTACCCAACACCTGCAAATTATGCTAGCGCAAACTTCATCGCAACACCGAAATCTCGCATTGTCGCCCTAGCTGGTTTTACAGCTGGTGCACCTGTTATTCGGGTAAAGACCCCAGATGCTGCTGCATACACAAAAGAAAGCGTCTCTGTGAAAGGGCTGATGATAGACTGCGCTGGTATCGCTGACTATGGTATAGATGTTATTTCAGTTAAACGATCTAAGTTTAAAAATCTGCTGGTGTATCGACCTCTTTTAGTGGGCATTCGTGAGAATGTCCTCTCGGGTGCAGCAGAAACAACTGAGGGGAATAATGCAACTCAGTTTAATGTTTGGGAAAGTGTAACAGTTTGGGCAGCTTATAGCGCAGACAGCACTACTACCATAGGTTGGCAACAGATTGGAACCGAGTTGCATGATTGTAACGAAAGCACATACACAAACATTGTTATAGTTACTATTCATGGTGATGCTCTCCAGGTACAGGGTGGTGGAAATAATACCTGGATAGGCATGTACACTTATACTTATGGTAAGGGAGTTGCAGTACGGTTATATGGTCGGGATGTTGCAACAGGGGCGAGTGTCGCCAAAAACAATACATTTATCAAACCGGACTTAGGGGGGGCTTCACATACAGGAACGGCACAGGCCGGAGGTGCAAGCACAATAACGCTTGCTGCTACAGCAAGCACGGATGATTTACAGTACGAAGGGAGAAACATAAAAATTACGGGTACTGGAACAGGCGCAGGGCAGCTAAGGAATATTTCAAGTTATGATGGAGCAACTAAAGTTGCTACCGTTAGTGAGGCTTGGACTACTCAACCAGACAATACCTCTACGTATACAGTTTATACAGGTGGAGTAGTTGCAGAATCTGGCACGAATACTTCATCATTTGATAACATCATGTATAGTTACATCGGCGCGAATGGTGCAAGTGAGCCGATTATAGAAAGTGGAGTGAGGTTTACTTACATTATGGCGGGTAACCCGTCTTATGGCTGGCGACGTTTTACACCTGCAGTTACTTTTGTAACTCCTGGTGATTTATCTGTCACCTATGCCTATGCAGAAGGTCGGTATTGGAGAACTGGCCATACAATAAATTTTATTATTAACATAACTTTTACCCCAACATTTACCACTGCTTCGGGGTCTATACTCATAACTGGATTACCCTATCTTGCCAAGAATGATTATAGTGGTGCACCAGGAGTTTATGCGGCTTCTGTTCATTATTCAAATGATGCCTGGAGTTGGGGAACCGGCAAAACTCAAATATCAGCTAGGGTTTTGCCAGGTGCGGATAGTGTTCGGCTTGTAGGTATGGGAAATGGTGTAAATGACGCTTATATAACGGAAGCTGAAATGCCTAGTGGGACAGAGAAAATAATACATATATCCGGAGAATACGAGGCTGGATCGTAATCATGGGACCACAATCATTCGCAGACCTGGGTTGGTGGGCATTGGGCGGGGCTATCTTTGTAAGCGTCTCAGCCTGTGCCCTACTTTTGAAACTCCTTCTAGCCAAACTAAAGGAGATTTGCAAGCTGTTGAGCGACTTCCAGAAAATAATGAGCAAGCACGACAAGGCCATCGTGGAACTCCAGACACGATGCGCGATGAACCACAGGGCACCCCTTGCAAACAAGATTCAAGGGGATGAAGAATGACCGTTCTTTTTGCGCCGCCTGATTATTGGATGCTCACCAAAGACCAACGCGCCGACATTTCTAATGGTTGCGGGACCAGGGGGCTTCTTGGTCTTTTGGTCCCGGATACGGTATATTTTCTATCAATAAAAAGTGCTTGCGATATACACGATTTCATGTACGCTATTGGTATAAACATTAAAGACAAGCAGGAAGCAGACCGGGTTTTCCTTAACAACATGATGCGCATCATAGACCATGAAACAAGATGGGACTGGCTAAAGGTTTTAAGGTTGCGCCGGGCGAAAACCTACTATCAAGCCGTGAAGAATTTTGGAGGGTTGGCATTTTGGAGTGGAAAAAACGCACCAGAGAACAAGGGAGGATACGCATGAACCAGCTTACCATCGACCACGACAAGTGCAACAGATGCGGGGCGTGTGAATTCACCCTGAAAAACCTCCACGAGAAGGCCATAGACGGTCGCTTGTTTGTTTCCGACACAAACCTACGAAAGCATGCAACAGAGATCACCACGGCTATCGTATCGTGCAAGAATGATGCGCTATACCTTTCGCTGGCACTGTAATGGCTACCAGCAAGGACCAGGCCGCTTTTCTCCTGGACGTGTGCAAGCTGATCCAATTCGCAACTTCCCTCGGCTGGCGAGTAACTGAGGGGGAATTCAAGCGAACCCCAGAACAGCAGAAAATCTACTTTGACAAGGGCCTGTCAAAAACCCTGAACAGCAGACACCTTGTCGGCATGGCCGCAGACCTCAACTTCATTCGTGAATCTGACGGGCTGTATATCGGGGCGCTGAAAACCAGGGCGGCGCTCGGGATGCTCCGCCCTGTTGGCGAATTCTGGGAGTCGCTTTCACCGCTTAACAGGTGGGGCGGGAACTTTGACCGGGATTGGTCAAGAGACGATAGCTTTCATGATGCACCTCATTTTGAGCGTTTTGATTCAAGATGAGCAGTAAAGCCTACCGGCAAAAGCACCAGGAGCAGGGCCATTTTAGGACCACTCGCAATAACCAAGGACATTATAAATACAAGGCACTTCACCGGAAGCCGGGAAGCTGGGCGTTTTTATCTGGTCATTCATTGGCGGCTCCGGTGAGTTGCCTGGTTATAATGCCTGTGCCAGCACGTGGTTTCCGAGCCGCGAGTCAACACAATTCCTCAAAACTTGTCGCTTGTTCGGTATCCTGTATATATCGAGCGACAACCCCAGTTCGTTTTCCCAATCACTTATTTTGTTCTTGTCCCTAATCCCTGCCGCTGGTAGTTTAATGTCAGGTATATCAAAGTTTGCCCAAAAATAATGTCTCGCTACTTTTTGCGGATTCACCAGCGGCTCGTAATAACTGATTGTGTTTTCTACAACCCACTTCCCTTCATGGTGGTACTGCAAAAATATAATTTCCTCGTACAAAGCCATATCCGGGAAAACTCCCTTGTAGCCCTTTGCCCTCACACCCACGTTATAGCGATACTGCCCATGCGTAGGACACGGCGGTGATGTCCATATCAGGTCAAACTCTGCATAGTGTTCAAGCAGGTAAGCGTGTGCATCTCCAACAACAACAATATCATCGGGGAATCTATCTTGATAGGCTCTTGCAATTTCAGGCTCTCGCTCTACCGCAGTTACTTTTACATTGCCAGGCCACAACGCCCTATTGCCGCCAATTCCAGCATATAGGTTAAGCGCATTATAACAAGGCGCTACACCTGAAAACATGGGGCTGGCGTTCTCGGGTTGTGCGGCGTTCGGTGTTTCCGGTGTTTCAATCATGTCCATTTTCCCCATGTTTCAGGTGACCAGCAACGTTAGCTATCAAATCCAAAAAGGATTGCTTCGTTAAATTCAACCATTTCATCAAAAGTTTTAACCAGCTTGCCGTTTGAAAGCAAAAACATTATCGGCATTAGCACAACCCACGAAAGAGGGATAATCCACCACCCCAAAAGACAAAATCGAATGCAAAAAAAGAAACAGCTAACCATGCGTTCAAGAATCGACGCGCGAATCTCCGGGTTTGTTTGTCGTGGTCTGCAAGTCATAGCGTTCTATCTCCTCTATTTCTTCTTGGTTGCCTTTGTCTCTTCTTTTTTGAGCTGATTTTTTTCATTGAAACAACCACGGCAAAAATAAGGATGATAGATAAACTCCGTATTAATTGGGAGAGATACAACAACAGTGTTCACCCATTCTACCCTGTGGCGAATTTCGCTTGATCCTTCAAAAGAAATTGCCTTTCTCACCATGCATCCGCATATTTCACAGTCAACCGTTTCAATTAGCTTCTCTTTTTTGAAAAACATAATCCCTCCTTGTCAAAACAAATCATGTTCATCGTCAAAAACGCCATCCACCAGGCAGGCTTCCATCGCGTCCCACCATTCATCGTCGCACTGCTTTTCCCAACACTCTTGACACCCGCCCCACAAAATATCGCCCCCAATGCTGAGCGGCCAGTTGTCTGTGTTCTCTTTCAAGCAATTCGGGCATATCATTGTCTCCCCTCCTTGTGTATCATCCACGCAATCTCACGATCAAACATGCGCTGCAAACCTTCCGCCTGGTCGGTGGTGAGTTGTCCGGCCAGTAATCGGCGGATTATGCCTTATAAAAAACCTTAACATTTCCGACTATTGGCATCTTCTTCCCTGCATCACGGTCCTCTTTGCTGGCCGATTGCGCCCCGCCTGTGGTCCCTCCCCACAAGTGCGGGGCGGTTTCATGATTACGGCAAATGTGAACCATAAAAGAACAGGAACAACCCAATTAAAAGACCGCATATAATTGCTACACAGATAGTAAACGAATTCAAAATCCACCCTCCCCACTTGTGCTGGGCTGTTTTTTACGCGCTTTTCCAACCGTTTTTTCTGCACGCGACGATGGCCGCGACCGCCTCTTGAACATTTTCAGGCTTTATATTTTGGCATGTCAGCCCTGCCGAACCAATATCCGCCCACAAGGCAATTTCTGCCCCATCAAAATTTATTTCAACCTTGTTCAATTTTGAAAAGTTGCGTATTTTTACCAACTCTTTTATCATTGCCGTAGCTCCTTTTTATGCTTCATTTCCCACCAGAAAAACGGTAATCCCGCCCTTGCATAGCCGCGTCGTAACCCGCACCCCGTTTTTCTTAGCCCAAGCCGAGGCGCAAGATTTTATATTACAGATCCGCTTTGCGTCGGCCTTGTAAAACTTCTTTTTCTTCGTGAGCAGGTCCGCGAATTTGTACACGGTTTTGCGGCCTGTTTGCTTGGGGGGGATTTTCATTGTTTATTCCTTTGCATCGCTGGCGGCCTGCCGCAGGGACACGGCTTTAATTTATCGCACATGGGTTATCTCCTTCCTAATATGCTGTAAAGCAGGGGAGCAATCATCGCAACCACTCCAATCAAGGGCTTGCTCTCCAGCAAGTCTATGGCAAACTGCCTCAAAAAAGTCCAAATGATAGCCCAAGTAATATTGTTTACCATTTACCATGATATTTGCATGCCACTTACCTGCTTCCGCATTCCAGCAAACACCCTTAACGCCACTTGTATTGGTTGAGTGGTTGGTGGTGTTGCGTTGATTACAAACATCCCCGACCTCACGTAAGTTTTCAATGCGGTTGTCTGCCCTAATTCGATTCAAGTGGTCAATATCATTCTCCGGCAAATACCCATAGTGCCAAAGCCAGATAAGGCGATGCGCTCTATAATTCACATTGTTGATTTTTACTTGCACATATCCATGGCTCACACTTCCGGCTATATCACCAACATTTACCCCGCCCCTCGATATTTGCCATACCAGATGACCATCAATGTAATCAAACAGTTCCCTTACTCTTTCTTGTGTCAGCTGTTTTCTCTTGGTCGAACCTTGCGCTTTTGCACTTTGGGCAGATTCTGACATTTGGCTTTCTGGGGAACCACTCATGGCCGCACCTCTTGCATTGGATTATCGTGATGTTTGTTTCCATGAGCTTATTATACTCCTTATGGGTAAACCTGTAAAGAACTGTTATTTCTTCGTCACAGGCACTATCGCAAGGTTTTTTTAATCGTCCTCCGTGTCCGGGTCTTTATCTAAACCAGCACACCGCCACCAGGTACAGAGATTCGCGTCCTCCGCTCCTGTGTCGTCTTGCTTCCATATAGGGCAGTCTGGGCCGGGAAGCTTGTCGTGCCACTTATCGGAATACGCGTGGCAACATCTTCCTTCATTCCACGAACACTCCCCACACACCGGATTACCATCATCATCCGTGTATTGGTCAACCTGGATTGTCTTGGGTATCTTTTTCATCTTGCGGACCTCCAGTGCCCACACCACCCGAACCTGCCCTTATTGGTAACTTTAAAGCGTAGCTCTTGGCAGTATAAATACGCCACCGAATAAGGGCTTCTCGGCTTGCAGTTTCTGCACGTGCCACATAACATTGAGCCTCGGAGGGTGTCATCGATAAACCCCGCAATGTCTTTCCGCTCTTTTATTCGATCAACCTTATTCGGCATAATTCCTCCTTATAATCTGCAACGCACACCGAATGGTAATGGCTTTGCCGTTTACATATCTGATTAGGTCGATGGTGTTCAATCGGTGGAATCCTGTACGTTTCTGACAACTTTTTTCAGCGCGGAAGAGGTGTATGGTTCGCGCTTGTCAGTTAAGACCCCGCCCATGGTCGCAATATCAGACACAATGGCAATTGGTGTTTCAATAACAACTCCGACAACAGCCTTCAATAAGTTTCCGAACATGTTAATTCCTCCTGTTTTAATCTGTAAAGGGGCGGGGTCAAAATCAAAACAGTTTTTGCATACCATTTTCAGCCTTTCCACGAACACCCCCCCCGTTACTTCTGGCGTTGATCTTCCAAAAAACTATCACCATGTGAAATCAGCATACAGAATCCACGATATTCTGTCAACCAAAAAAACAATAAAACATTGCGAATAAAATATTGACAAAGGTTGTTTTTGTGATAAGGTTAATAAAAAGCAAGATGATTTTTAATACAAACATGGAGCCAAACAATGGGAAGATTTAACGCCGATCACTGGCTACGCACAAGAAAGGAAATGCTCATGCAAATAGGATGGATCGAGCCAGAAAGCCTGCATTTTTTCTGGAATATCCCGGACGAATACCGGGCCATGCTTGCGGCCCTGAGCAAGGAGTGCCAGTTGCAGGAGATAGCCGATATTTTCAGGTGCTCGGTGGGCACAATCCAGCTGGACAAGAAACGTGCCGGGCTGACAAAGGCCACGCCGGGCGGCAGCAACCGGAAGAAGAGAATGTTTGCATACAAGGGCCAGCTCCTACCCTGCGCCGAGATCGCGGCACTTGAGGGGGTTGGCTACGATACAGCCTATAATTGGCTTACAAAAGGGAGGTTAAGCTAATGTGTGGTTTGAGAATGGTTTGCGTAAAAACAGGAGAGCCAACGATGAACGGGGTACTGTGCCGGAAATGCAAGAAGCATTGCGAACATGCCGGGCGGATCAAGATGCTCGACGCAATGTTGCGCGAAGAGTTACGGCCAAATGTGGAGGTGGTATGATCTGGTGGAACAATTTTTACAACTGGTATTTTCATGGATATGGGTGGTTTTCAGTCTCGCTCATTATAGGGATAGTTTGTTTTTTAAGGAGGAATAAATGATCCCCCACCGATCCGGCACCACGACCCAAGTATGGCGGGCACATGTCGAAATATGCCCGATAACATCCGGCCTTGAAACGAAGATGCTCCGCGCAACCTTTGAAAAAATGTGCAGGGACAGGCGCATGGCTGCAAAGGCAAAGGAAGTGCAGAACAGCGGAGACCCACATGCCAAGTTTTGCCAGAGGTGCAAGGGGCAGATTGTGCCGGCAGAGCTTACTTTTATCGAGATTAACTAAGGAGACAACCATGCAATTTGAGATTAAAAACAGATGGACAGGGGATATACAGTTTACGGCAGAAATAAGCGCAACCGAGGACATGTTGCCAAGTGTAAAAACTGGTCTTGCTGTTAAGTGGGCGAGAGAGAACGGTGCCGACCTGTACGATGCCGACCTGCGCGGTGCCAACCTGCGCGGTGCCAACCTGTACGGTGCCAACCTGCGCGGTGCCGACCTGTACGATGCCGACCTGCGCGGTGCCAACCTGCGCGGTGCCAACCTGTACGGTGCCAACCTGCGCGGTGCCAACCTGTACGGTGCCAACCTGCGCGGTGCCGACCTGTACGATGCCAACCTGCGCGGTACCAACCTGTGCGATGC